GCTGGTCGGAAATGGAAAACTCGAGCTGGTAGACGATGGTGCCCGCCGCCATGCTGATCACCGCACCGCGCCGCAGCAAAAACTCACCCACGGCATTTTCGGGGCCCCACCCGGCGATCGCGTCGATCACCGCGCGGATCACCTGGTCGAGCGGCGCCAGCGCCGCGCCGCCGGTGCGCTCGTGCGAACGGAAGGTCAGGATCACCGCGATGACCTCCTCGACGCCCTGCACGAACTGGCCCGCCGCCGATTGCACCTGGCCGCCTTGCAGCCCGAGCGGCAGTACATGCGCCGCGGGTGTCACCTGCGGCAGCGCCTTGCGCGCCATCAGGTCGGCGAACTGCGCCGCGCCCTCGACGCGACCGGAAAGACCGGCCACCTGGGCGTCGAGCCGGGCGATGACGTCGGCGACCAGCATCAGATGAAGCCTTTCATGTTGGCCTCGGTCAGCGGGCGTTCGCGATCGGTGATGCGCACCCCGGTACCGCCGCTGACGCCGGGCTCGGCACCCGCAACCGACAGCCGCACCGCGCCGGTGGCGATATCGCGCAGCATCCTCAGCGCATCCTTGTAATCGGCCTCGATCTTCGGATCAGCCGCGGCGATGTGCAGCTTCCAGATCGCGATTGCGCCCGCGATGTCGGCGATGAGCGCGGGCACCTCGGCCAGCGGCAGCGCGTAGCGCGCCGCCAGGTAGCCATCGATCACCGCATCGGTATCGGCCAGTGCCCGCGCCACCACGCCCGCGTCGATCTCGCCGGTCGCGACCTCGCCGCGATCGGTCAGCGCCACCAGCATGCGCGCGCCGAAGCGGTCAGTGAGCGTGGTCTGGGTGATGTAGGACATGCGCCTCGGGCCTTTCCGGGTTTCAGGGTCCAGGCGGCGGCATCACCGCCGCCTGGCAGGCCCCCTTGCGGGAGCATTTGGGCCGGGGGGAACGAACGGCCCGGACGTCAGACAGGGGCGGAAATGACGTCGATCTTCAGCGCCGGATCGGCCTCGAGCTTGCGGCGGTCCGCCTCGCTCAAATCGCTTGCCGCGATCCGCACCGGCTCGGGCCCGAACGCGCGCCCGGCGCGGCGGCGACCGCGCTTCGGGCCGGTGATCGTCAGGACGACCTCCGGTTGATCGCGCGGCGTCACGTGCGGCGCCTTCGGCGCGGCGTTCTCGCCGGAAAGTTCCGCCGACAGTGCAGCAACCTCTCCGGCACCCGCGCCGGGCTGCTCGACCGCAGCTGCGGGGATGGCGGGCGCCTGCGCGCCCTCGGTATCGGGTTTCGCCGGTGTGGTTTTCCGGGCTCGTGCCATCGCTTTTCTCCTCTCGGCTCATCGAAGGGGGCGGGCGGCACCCGCCCCCTCTGGAAGAGCCGAGATCAGGCAAGTTGTGGCACGACCAGAAGCTCGGCAGTGCCCTTCCATTCGTTGGTCGCTCCGCCCTCGCCGTATTCCGAGTTCAAAAGCTTGCGCGCCGCGCCCTCGAGCGCGGGCGGAACCACCAGCAGGTTCGGGGTCAGACCCATCGGCACGCCGTGGTCGCCTTTCATGCCGTAGATCGCGGCGCGGGCGGTGGCGTAATGGGCGGCATCGAGCGTCTGCTTCGAGGCCCAGGCCATCTGCCAGAAGCCGTAGCCGACCGCGTAACGGGCATCGACGCCGTACACGAACTGGCGGTTCATGAACACGTTCGCATCGGTTTCGCGGTCGAGCGCCACAAAGTTCGGCGCTTTGCGGCTTTGGAAAATGATCGGCTTGATCACTTCCGAGGCGGCCAGCAGGAACCAGGGCGTGCCCGCGCCGCCATCGGTATTGGCGACCGAGACAGGCGCGCCATCAGCGTTGATCACCGGATGATCGGTGTCGAAGAAGAACTGGCCATCGTAGCATTCGGCGGCAAAGCCGTTCTTCAGTGCCGCGAACACCAGCTCCTCGGGATGCCGCGCCGCGGTGCGGCCGAGGATCTCGAAACGCGTTGAATACTGGCCGAGCGTGTCGTCCTCGATGTCGTTGCGGTCAACGCCGACAGACTTTTCCCAGGTCTCGTTGCGGATCCGGTAGTCGCTCGATTTCAGGTTGTCGATCGTGCGCGCGCCGAGCCACTTCTGCATCGAGCTGAGCTCGCCCAGCCAGCCGTAGATGTTCTCGGATGCGCTCGACGGGATCGTCGTCGCCACGCGGTCGCGCAGCGACGCAACCGTGTTGAATGCCCCCTGGAAGGAGGTCTTGAAGCCGACGCGCAGGGCGTCAAGATTGCCGGAATTGATGATCATCGGGGCCTCCTCAGGCGTTGCGGGTCATGGCTTCGTCGAAGCGGACCCAGACACCGAGATCGTCGATCATGTCGACGAAACCGGCAGGCGAACGGGTGGCGGTGCCGTCGGTTTTCGCCACCGTCTGGTCATCGACCACATAGCAAAGGGCACCGATTTCGGCGGCGGTGATCTCGTCGGCACCGCCCGAGTTGGCGTAGCGGTAGACACCAGGGCGGTAGCGCGCCTGGATGTCGCCAGCAGCACCTGCCGAGTTGTCGAACTGCGCCTCGGCGCGGCCCGCGCCGATCGCGCCGGTGGCGGTGGCGCCCGGGGTCAGAAAGCCCGCGGCATTGCGCATCACAATCGCGCCCGCGAAAATCTTGACGGCGGCGGCGACCGCGCCTTCGCGCAAATCGCCCATCGCCATCGGCGTGTTGCGGTCCTGGGTCAGGGCAGTCATCAGAGAGCCTCCTCATTTGCGTGCTCGGCCTTGAGCGTCGCGGCGTAAGCTTTGGGATCGAGCCCCAGCACCTTCGCGGCGCTGATCTGCTCGGCATTCAGGGCCACCTCACCCGCGGGTGCGGGCGGCGTGGGCGCAATGACGCCACCACGGCCGAGGACCGGCAGCGCACCGATTTCCTTCTCGACGCGCGCGGCATCCTGCATATGCATGGCGATGTAGTGGTCGCGCAGCGGCTTCACGCCGACGTGGCCCTTCTGGACCGCGCCGTCGACGAAGGCGGTGGCCTTTTCGCGCGCCTGCGCCTCGGTGACGGCATTGAGCCGCGTGGTGACCGTGGCGAGCTCCGCCTGCAGCGCCACCACTTGCGACGCCTCGCCGGTATCGGCCTTGGCAGCCTTGCGCGCTGCTTCCAGCACCACCGCGCCGTCGCCGGTGACGCCGAACACCTGGCCGATCTCGGCCAGCTGCGACTGCAGCGCGACGGCGGGTGCCGCCGCATCCCTCGCCGCCTTGACGGCATTGACAACCGCGTCTTCGGTCGCGGCCACATCGAGGCCGAGCGTCTCGGCCAGTCGTTCGAGCAGGGGTTTCACATCGCTCTCCTGGTTGAGCGCGGCGAGGCCGCGCAGGTTGGGTCGGTTCACCAGGCTGGCGCGCAGGATGCGCATGATCCGCTTGGCGGTATCGTGCAGCACCACCGGCGAGATCGCCCGGTAGGCGTGATCGGCGACCAGTGCGCGCCCCGCCTCGGTCCATTCGACACGGCCCCAGATGCCATCGGCGCGGGCCTGCATCTCGACGATCCAGCCGCGGGCGGGCGAAGGTTGCCCAAGCGGCGCGGCCAGGTCGGTGGCGTGGTTTTCGTCGATCGGCAGCCGGTCGACTTCGGCAAAGGAGGCGGCAATCAGAGCGGCCGCATCCGCGACCTGGTAGGGTCCACGGGCGTCCCCGGTGCTGATCGCGCCCGAACTCGCGGGCAGCAGATGCACCCAGTCGGGTGCGCTTGCGGCGGCGCTGTCCTGGGCGGCCATGAGGACCGGGGTGAGGGTAAGGGTCGGTGTGTTCATGACGGCGATCATCGCCGCCGGTCGGCTCGCATTACATCCGCAACGGTGTGCGGAGACGCGCCATCCTGTGCCACGTCCGATGCTGCACCCGCACGCGGCGGGCGGTCAAGCCCCGTCGCCAGAGCCCACGGCGCGGGTCAACCACTCGGTCACCGTTGCGATGATATTGCTGCGGTCGATCTCCGAAATTCCAAGGAAAGGGCGCGCCGGGATCGTGCCCCAGGGGATCGGTGGGGTCTTCCTGGCTGCCCCTTGTGCCTCGCCGAACTGCATCACCGCCGCCTGAATGACGTTGGAGCCGACTTCCGCAAAATCGCTGCCGAACGCATGGCTGATGTTGTTCGACATCTCGCCGCTTCTGGTCAGCGGGTAGGGACCGAAATTCAACCCTTGCCTGCCGTAAGCCTCGAGCGTCGTCGGCGACCTTGGCACCCAGGCCGACCCGTCGGGCGCTTGACCTATCTTGAAACGGTCCTCGGTGGTTTCCACCAGTTCCGCGCCGATGTCACCCATTACCGTCGTCATGTCCGACATCGCGGCGGTGAGTCGTGCAAGTATCCGGCTGACTTCGGCATCCTTGAGTTCGATGGTGATCATGGCTATATTTCCTCACGACAGGCGTGACACGGTAATATTCTCGCGGCCGTAGCACGATCCTCGGATCGGAGCGTCATGCAGGGTTTCCGGGAAACCGGGTGCGGGGCCCCGCCGCCTGTCATTATCATCCCGTGCTCAACAGCCGCCGCAGGGTGCGATCGCGAACACCTGGGTCGCCGCTTAGACGCCGGAAACTCGTTACAAACAGCCCCTGGCCAGTCTGCGTTGCTTTCACCACCAGCACATGCCCGCTGGCGGCGGGGTCCTCGAGGACGAAGATCAAGGCGTGGGGCCCGTCCTGGATGACGCGCGTGGCGTCGCTGACCACCCGCTGCGCTTGCGCGTAATCGAGGATCGAAAGCTCAGCATGCCTGCGCAGCTGCTTCAGCGCGGTCTCGGCCGAGAGATCGGCCACCCGCTTTTTGGCGCCGATCGCGGCCGCCTGATCGGCGCTGATGCGCACCAGCGGGAAAGCGCCCTGCGGGGCACGCAGCCATGCCCCGAATATCTCCGATGTCAGCCAGTCCTGGATCAGGTCGATCGAAGGTTGCTCGGGCAGCGCGTCGAGCTTGCCGCGCAGCGCCAGCACCGTATCGGCCACACTGGCGCCCGGCGCATAGTCCCAGCCCTTGTCGATGCCCACCGGAGTACCGGTCTTCGGATCGTTGGCCTGCCAACCGTCCGGCAAGGTCTTCGCAGGGTCACCACCGGCGCGGCGGATGCCGTCTTCGGTCCGCGCCCCCCTGATCCGGCAGGTGCAGCCCCAGCCATTCGGCGGCGCATGAGTCTGCCAGAACGGGTGGTCTGGCGGCAGGGCAATGCCGTCCCATGCCAGGTGCTGCAACCTCGGTTCGACCGCGTTGCCGTGCTTGTAGACCCACCAGGCGTAATTTGCCTCGACGAGTTGCGCCATGCGACCGGCGGCGTAGGAGGTCGCCATGTTGGTGCGATAAATCACCCGCGTGCGCCATGCCTCACCCTTCGCGGTGCCCTCGCCGGTCCAGCCGTGCCAGCCGTGCTTCTCGACGATCGCCCGAAAATCGGCCCGGAAGGTCTCGAGGCCGGTGCCCTCGGCAATCGCCCGATCGACCGCCAGCCCGAGGTCGGCCAGCAGGTCGGCCTTCATTGCCCCCGCCACCATGAACGCGCGGTCGTGTTCGGATTGCCAGAGATCGTCCCAGCGTGCGGTGGGCGCCAGCGTGCCAAGCCGCAACCGAAAGGCCGCGACCTGTTCGGCGAAGGGGCGGCGGAAACCGGCGGCGAGATCAGGCACCGCTCTGCTCCACCGCCGCGCGCCCGGCGCCCTGCGCCACGATCATGCCCTCGGCCAGCTTCTCGGCCAGGGCGGTCGCGTCGAGTGCGGGAAACCCGGCCCTGAGCATTTCAGCGAGCTCGTCGAGCGAGCCCGCAGCCGCCAGCATCGCCTCGATCTTGCCGAGCATTGCCACCATCGCCGGGGCGGCCTCGTCGGCCAGCTGATCGGCCAGAACCGCCTCGGGCGAAGGAGGCTCAGAAATCGCCGCTGAGGGCACCTCCGCATTGAGCGCCGCCCTCATACCCGGAAGGGCGTCACCCCGTTTAATTTCGCCTGAAACCCGTTTAATCTCCCGATCCGGCCCCAAGGGCTCGGTCACATGCGGCGCGGGCGGCAGGTCAGACGCCTTTAGGCCCAGAATCTCGTCGTCTTGGGCGGGATCCGAGAGCTTCAGGCGGTCGCGCACCTCGCTCGCCCCGACCCGCATGCCGAGCGGCACCAGAATGCCGAGCGCCTCGACGAGCCCCTTGATGTCTTCGACCTCGGGTCGGGCGATCACCAGGCGCGGGTAGAGCTTCTGCGGCCCGAACTCGAGATCGATCCAGGGCCGGATCAGGTCGCGGTTGAGTATGGCCGACAGCGCCTTGGCATCGGCGCGCTCGATATCCTGCTGCACCTCGCGGTGCTCCTGCCCGACGGCGTGGCCCCCGGCGATGGCGTCGGTGGTGGCGGTCTGCCCCAGCACCGCCTTCGAGATCTGCTGATCGAGCCAATCGGCGCGCTCGCGGTAGAGGGCAGAGCTGGCGCCGACCGTCTTTGACTCGATGAAATCGATCGCCATCGATTCCGGGATGATCGCCGCGCAATCTCCCGCAATCTGGCTGACCGCGCGAAACAGCGTGTCCTTGTCGGCCTCCGAAGCACCGGCGCCATATTTGCCGACGCGCAGCGGCTGCCCGAAGGTCTGCGTGAAAATCGCCCAGTCGCGCTGCGTGAAGGCCTTGAACATCCAGCCCCAGGCGGCGACGCGGGCAAGGCCAGAGCGCAGAACGAGTCCCGACTTCGCCTTGACCGCGGCGAAGACGAACTTGAACGGGTCGAGCGGCTTTTCCTGCCCCGAGGCGTCGAGCATCAGGGGCGTCGACAGCGTGACGCGGTCAAACCGGAACCAGCGCGGATCGCGCCATTCGAGCCGCGCCGGGCGCCACTGGCCTTCCGACGTGTCCCAGATGATCTCGGTGAAGGAATAGCCCTTGCCGATGCAGTCGAGGATGTCGAACAGCTCTTCGGTCAGCTCATCGCGGGTCAGCCATTCGCGCACCATGTCGGCCTTGGCAACATCGCCCGCATCATCGCTCGCCGCCTCGACCGTGATGTCGATCTGGCTGACCGAGCGCTTGCGGGTGCCGAGCACGCCCAGATAATGCGGGTCGCGTTCCTCGACGGTTTCGGCCAGTTCCAGATAGCGCAGCGGGTCGCCCTGATCGGCCTCGCGCAGGATATGCGCGAGCCTCACCGGGTTGAGCCCGTCGGCCGGATAGCCGGTGATCGGCGTGCGCACGCCCCCGACCGTGGCGGTCGCAACCTCCTCCTTCAGCACCGAGCGCACGATCGGGCGGCCCCAGCGGTCGATCAAATTGGGCGAGCGTGCCATTCCTGTGTCCTCTCGCGAAAATCCGGGTCAAGCCAGTCCGACGATGCCCGTGGCGGTGGTATTGGTTGCCATCACGCGCTTGATCGAGATCGGCAGGATCTGGCCATCCATCACGTCGAAGGCCACGTCGTCGCCGCTTTCGTTGCGCACCCGAACTACGCCCCCAACGCCGATGTAGAGTGCGTCGACCTCGATCGGCAGATCCGCGTCATCATTGGGAGTAACGGCGATCATGCGTGCGGCGGGGTCGGTCGGGTTGATGCGCAGCCGCAGTGCCGGGTAAAGCCGGAGGCGGCAGGACGGCCAGTCGAACTCTGACGCGGTGCGTACCATGAAGGCCACGCCTGGCATCAGGACCGTGGCATCGCCCGCGGGCAAGAACGCGGTCGCGGCTGCTTCAGGTGTTTCGGTCTCGCGCACGATCAAGACAGGCGCACCGTTGGCAAGCATGAGCCGCCGTTCGGGTGCCGCCGCGATGGTGACCCAGCCTTCGCTGGAAAATCGCAGTTCCGTCATCGCATATCTCCTCTCAAACGTGCGCCAAGCGGCGGGTGCCACCAGTGGTTCTCGCGCCGCGCATCATCCGCCTCGGCGCCGTCATTGCTTGATCGGGCAGCGGGCCCGGCGGCGCGGTAGCCGTATTCCACCCAGCGCATCCGGCTCGCGAAATGCGCCAGCGCCAGCGCGATGGCATAGTCGCCGTGGCGGCGCTTGCCCTTCTCGCCTTCGCGGGTCACCGGCACGCGGGCAATGCCGCGGACCAGCTTGATCACCCGCAGGTCCGACAGGTGCTCGGCGTCAGCGCCGATGGCAATCATGTCGTCCTCGAACGCGGCCTTCAGCGGCGGCATCTGCAGGCGGTACCATTCCTCGGTGAACTTCACCGCCATGATCGCGCCTGATCCTTCCGGGTCAGTGCGCAGGCCAAAGCGACGCCCCATGTCTTCGGCGAGCGTCCAGCCCATGCCGGTGGCATCGAACGCGGCCCCGACCAGGCGCGAGCGCACGTGCTCAAGCACCGAACCGACGATCATCTTCTGCTCGTCGCCGGGCACGTTGCGCATCTCGATCGAGAGCGCCTCGCGCCGTTTAAGGCGCTGTTCAATGGCCAGTAACGACAGCGTTGAAAGGTCGGCGACACGGCCGAAGTCAAAGCCCGCCGCGTATTGCGCGGTCAGATCGAGCGCCGCGACCGCATCCGCCATATCCTTGATGAATGGTGCAAGCAGCACCGCCTGATCAAGCTTCGAGCGGTAGAGATAGTCGCCCGGCAGCTCGAGCCGCAGCACCGGCGCCGCAGCGGTCATCCGCGCCTCGATCAGTGGCGCGGGCAACCAGGCGCCGGAGCTCATCGAGGGGATGCAGAACAGCTCTTCGTCCGCGCCGTCGCCGTAGAAGTCGATGATCTCCTGCCGCCAGCTGGCCTCGGCTTCGGGCGACCAATCCTTGCCGGTGACCAGGCAGATGCGCTGGTAAAGTCCGTCGCGCAGGGCGTCGTCGAAATCGATCCGAACGTGCTTGTGCGGGGCGCGATCCGCCAGGATGTCCTGGACGGTCTGGTTGAACGGGTTGTCGGCGCCGTTATGGGTGGAGCAGACAACCACCTGTCCGCCCCACATCAGAAACGCCAGCGCCGCCTTCAGGAGCTCGGCCAGGCTGTCGACGAACGCCGCCTCGTCGATGATCACCACGCCCTGCTTGCCGCGCAGACCGCGCGGGGCAGAGGAAAGCGCGAGGATCTCGAAACCCGAGGCAAAGCGGATGCGGAACGCCTGGATGTGCTTGGTGTCGCTCGGGTCGGCCGGGTTCGCGTCCTCGAACAAAAGCTCGTCGGCCTCCATCGCCGCCATCGAGAAGGCGCGGGCCCACATGGCGCAGGCGTCGATGAACTCGCGCGTCATCTCCTGGCTGTAGGAGATGTACATCGCATCCATGCCGCCGGCCGATTTTTCGCGCCCGGCGCGCAGCACCGCATAGGCCGCCAGTCCCCAGGTCAGGCCGACGCGGCGCGATTTCTCGATGAAGAGCACCCGGGCTGCGGTCGATTCGAGCAGGCTGACGGTGCGCGCCTGATAGGGCAGCAGCACCTTCGGCAGGCCGAGCTCGGCGATCACGCCGGGCATCGCCTCGGTTGCCGCGCGGCGCTGGCGTTCCCATTCGGCGGCGGAGATCGGCGCGGTCATCCCGCGACCCCCAGGATCTGCGCCTTGATCGCCTCGGCGGTTTCCACCGTCAGGCCCTTGGCGCGTGCCACTGTCTCGACCGCCGCGCCGATGCGGCTCTCGAACTCCTTCTCGACCTTGCGGCGCCGGTCGGTCGAAATGCTCTGCGCCTGCGCTGCCGACTTGAAGGCGCTCGCCAGCAGCATCGCGTCCTTGGGTTCGATCCCGTCGGCGCCATCGCCCAGCATGTGCAGCACCAGCGCCTTGATGGTTTCGGCGGTCATGATGGTCAGATCGTCACTGTCCTTGGCGTCGAAACTGGCCGAGAGCGCCGAGACGATCTGGCGGGTCTCATCGAGCCGCCGCGTCAGACGCGCCAACCGGATCGAGTAGCGGTTGAAACTGGAAAACGCTGGGATCGCGAACTCCAGCTCGCCCCGATGCTCGCTCATCAGCGCTTCGCACTTGTCGACGAACTCGGCGTAGATGTCGGTCTGCGTGCGCTCGCGCTGGCCGAGCTCGGCCGCGGCCCAGCTGATGATGCCATCGGCCTCGGGCGGCATCAGATCGATCGCCGAGAGGCGGCCGCGGGTCACCTTGTCCGGTGCGGCTTTGCCCATGTCATTCACCGCCGCGGCTGGGTCGCGAGATGCCTTCGATGGCAATGGCGCGGCGCAGATGGCGCGCGCCCTTTTCGGTCAGGGTGGCGATGACGACCGAGCCCGGCTTGGTCAACGTCACGGCGCCCATTTCGGCGAGCCAGTCAAGCTCGCCATGCACCCATTCGCGCTCGCGGTCGATGCCGCCATAGGCAAAGATCGCCGCGGTCAGCTGGCCGGAATGCAGCCGTTCGTCGACCTGTTTCGCCAGTTCCTTGAGGATGATCAGCCGGGCGTCTTCCCGGATGCGCTGCGCCATGTCCATGTCACTTCCGCCCCTGCTCGATAAGCACTTCCTGCATGCGCTCGGCAATCGCCGCGACCGGCTTGAGCCTTTCATCCAGCCGGTCGATGTGGCCTTCCATGCGCGCCAGCGACAGTTCGAGCCGGTGCATCATGTTCTGGTCCGGCATCTGGCCGATCTTGTCGGCGATCCGCGTCACCTCGCGCCCCAGTCCTTCGACCAGGTGCTCAAGGTCGGAAATACGCCGCGCGTTCTGTTTCGAGCCCGAGTTGACCAGGTTCCAGACCGTGGTGCCAAACGACAGAAGCGTCGAGAGCCCGACCACCCAGACAATCAGCGGCGCGATGTTCAATTCCGAACCCGTCACTCCTTGGCCCCCCAGCGGGTGGCGACGAAGTCCTTGACCGTGTGCCCGCCCATGTAGAGGCCCATGTAAACCGCGTTCAGCTGAAAGAGCGTGCCGAGGTCGGTCTGCGGCAGGGCGATCTTCCAGTAGGCATTGGCGACATGGAGGATCACGATGTTCCAGAACCACAGGAACCCGAAGCCCCACATCGCCGCAGGCCGCCAGGCCCAGCTGAGGAAATGCTCGGAACTGGTTTCGGCTTGCGCCAGCGCGAACTGCGCCTCGACCCCGGCCGCGTAGAGCGCGATCAGCTCGGGCGTCATCTTTTCGACCTCGCGCATCGCGTCGATCACGCGCGGCGGGTTTGCCTCGGCCAGAGCGTTCAGCTCGGCAGGTGCCACACCGGCACGTTCAGCAAGCGCGCCGATCACATCGGTGACCAGGTCGGCGGACCCGGCGCCGATCTTGCGGG